ATGGCTAAGGCCCCCGAAACACGGATATCGTATAGCGACGCTATTATTTTAGCATTAGCAGTATTCGGCATTCTCTTCGGCCTAAGCTATCTTAGCTTTGAGGCGGCAGTCGTCGTGGGGATCCTGGTCCTAACGTATGTGGTGATGAAATTACTCACCACCTAAGCCGAGCTGGCCTTGGCGACGGTTGACTTTAGGGTCGATCACTCGCGTGATACGTCGGGAGACGTCAACCTCTCCATTCAGAATGCGTTTTTCAATGAGGACGTCGACAACCATTCGCTGCCCTACGGCTAGCGGAAGGCCCGTTCCTTGTGAATTGAGTGCACGAATGAATTCCTCATCCTCAATTACCGCGCTCCAGGCCTCATCGCCTGCTTGAAACCTCCATTTGGGCTTGGTGTCTCCCGGCTTCAGACTTGCGCGCAAGATCGACACCGGAACACTAGTCTCGACCGCAGTCATCTTATCAGCGCCTGGAAACTGCTTGGGCGGCGGGGCATGATAAAAGGGGAAGTCAGCACGCGGAATTCTGTAGGCTGGCCCTCCTACCGTCGGGCGAGGCGCGACCCCGATCGCCTTAACTCGCCTGTCTTTTTCGACTTCTCGAATAAGATTGTGCCGCCTTGCTTCTAGCTCTTCGTCACGGAGCAATTGCACAACAAGCTTCGCAATATCACGCTTATCCTTGTCGGATATCTCAGCGAAATCCTTGTGCCCCATCAACTCCAGAACTTTGTTTCCGGCGTCGGCCTGAAGATGAAGAAAAGGCCCAGCAGCAAAGAATGCCAACACCCCGCCAACGATCGCGCTCAGCGCTTTCCGATCACCCTCTCGGACCGCCTTTATGAGGTTGGTGATCCATAGGCTGCCTTCTTCGGTATTTACGAGTTCAACATCGAACTCAATTCCCGGGGCAACGATCTCGGCAATCTCACGGATGATTCCGACCCACTCGAGCGTAGCCCGCGCTACGACCTCAAGGTTTGCATGTTCGCCTTTTGGGATATCAAAATAGAGACTTAGCGGCTTTTGATTCATACCGAACATTTGTCCGGATCAACTTCCAGAGTCTACTTATTTTATCAGCGGTCTCGGGTGTGTGTCTGGGTTAAAAATCTTTAACTCCACAATCTCCAAACGGTGCCTCTGTTTCAGACGCCACGATTTTGCCCGGCCGCCCAAGTGCGCTCCCGCTCGCATTCCCGGCATACATGCGGCTGGCAGATGTCCTCGCCGCCGTCCTGGCGCGGCATGATGTGTACGCGCTCGACGACGGCGACGTTCTCGACCCGATTACGAAAATTCGACCGCTCTTCGGCTGGGTACGGCGTGAGGTAGCCGGGCGCTGGATTTTCAAAGCGTAGTCGTAGATAGCGTCGAGCGCCTCAAGCGTTAGCCTCACCAGCGCGCCAACCGATCGGGTCGGCAACCCAGCGGCCGGTCTCAGCCGGGAGTGCTCGGAAGGAAGACACCACGACATAGGGCGGAAGCTGTGGCGATTGTTTCCGGTTAAGCGCGCTAGGGTAATGCTAGCGCGCTTCCGGCCCTCACTTGTTGTATTCAGCCAGCAGTTTCAGTGCTGTCGCGGTTTGATTGAGCTGGTATTCAGCCACCTGCTTATCGATCACACGCGGGGTCGCACCTTGACCGTGACCTCCGGCCTTGTTCCGGACCACGTTTATGCTGCCTTCTAGGATAGTACGCAGGCCTGTAAAACCCTGCTGCGTGTAGGAAGGGATGAAATCGTGATCGTAGAGGGCCTTGACAAGGTCTTTTGCCGTAGACTTTTCAGTTATCTCCACCCAGCCTTGTTCGTTCGCTATTATTTTCATCATACTCTCAAAAGCATTGCAGCAGTCGTGAATGCTGTCCTCATAGTCCTGCGCCTTAAACTCTTGATGAGACTTCCGGAATTCCTCGTTCACCGTAACATACTTAGGGTCAGATAGGAGGCCGAGAAGTGGTACAACCACTTCCTTGTGAACGAAAGTCGATCCTATTTCGAAAATCTCGCCGCCTTCAAATTGGAATCCAAACCCGTCCTCAAGCATAAAAGCATTGATAGCCGCGATATGCCGGTCGCGTACTTCAGGAGACTTAGCATCAAGGTTACTCGCAATCCGCATGAAAGTTTCTAATCCGCTCAGCAAGTAATCTGTGTCATCCTCAGACAAAAACCAGCCACGAAACTCTCGCCAACCCTGTTCGGAGACTCTTGGCCCTGATGAAGCCAATTCGAATACGCCCTTTTCTTGGCGCATCTCATCGACAACAAATTGAAATATCTCGATGCCGTTGAAATTCCAATACGATGTTGTCGCCAATTCATCGAGGCGGAGGAGAACCTGGGCACGAAGCCTATCTGACATGCTCTCGTACTGGTAGATGTCCGCCACATCGCCTTTGTCACGGAGCAGTTTTCGACGGCGGTAGGTCATTGGAAGTGACAAGATAATCCCCTTAGCTGTGACGAATCTACGACTATTCACACAGCTTTCATTACTTTGAGCTTAAACGTGCTCGCTTGCCCCATGATCGCAAGGATCAAGCCCAAGGTGCGCGAAGTCGACGTAGCCGGTGTCGTGGCACCGGCCGCAACCTGACTTGGCCGGTGGCTCTGCCCGAGGGGAGAGTGCGTTTCGAACAGCGGCGTGATTCTCCATCACATGCAAGCCGATTTCCTCCAGGGTATGATTCCAGATCATTGCGCCATCCTTGGGCTCGGCAGCGTCAATGAGGGCGACCAGTTCGGCTACAGGGTCCTTTTCGCTTTCGCTCACTTTGTTTCCCCTGCTTACGCGCGCCAGCCCATCGGGTCTGCGACCCAGCTGTCGATGTCGGCCTCGTACCAGCCGACAAGGCCGGGGCTGATCTGGGTGGAGCGGGGGAACGTCCCCGCATCCATCCGGCGGTAAATGGTGGTCCGGCTCAGGCCGGTGCGGGCCTTCACGGCGGCGAGGCGCAGGATGGAGATGGTTGCGTCCGTCATTGGCCGCGCCTCAGGCCGCGATGGCCGGCGCGCGCCAGCCCATGGGATCGCTGACCCAGGCATCGATGTCGCTCGCGTACCAGGCGACCAGCCCAGCGCTGATGCGCAGGCAGGCCGGGAAGGTCCCTGCCCGCATGCGGTTGTAGATCGTGGTGCGCGACAGGCCGGTGCGGCCAGTTACCTCTGCGAGGCGCAGCAGGCTTTCGCGGCGTCGGTCGGCCGTCATCGTTCGGTACTCCTCTGTGATTCCTGCTCTGCCCGGCTGGCCTTCCACCGCTCGAACGCGGCGGCATGGCTGGGGCAGAGATCCTTGTCGGGTGCGGGCGACGTGGTGCAGCGGGCGCAGATCGGCTGGTCGCAGGTGCCCTCGCCCACCTTCCAGTCGCAAAGCAGGGTGGCTGGGCCGCCGCAGCTGGTGCAGCGCTTCCGCTTGCGGGGGCCGCAGACGATGGCGGTACCTCCGCCGGGGAGGCTGACGTGCTCGCAGGCCATTACGCCAGCCCCGCGTCGATGTTGCCACGGTGCACCTCGAATGTGACGGCGACGATCCACGGGTTGTCGTCCCAGCGCTGTCCCTCGGTGGTGTGAAGGCTATCCCACAGGGTGGCATAGCTGCGCGTCGCGGGAGTGGCGGGGTCGGTCATGTTGAATCCGGCGCCGCCGCTGAAGTCGCGCCAAGCCTGCCCGCCGATGCAAGCGAATCCCTCAATGCCCTCCGCTTTGGCGTCGGCTTCGCTGCACTCTTTCAGGCGCTGCACCCGAACTTCGGTGACCGCAAGCCAGAGGCGCGAGGCCGTGCGAGGCACGTGAATTGCCGGCACCCAAGGGCCTGCGAACGTAAGGTCATCTTCGCAGGTGGCGAAGTTCTTCCGCCCGCGCTTGCCCCGGCCATAGATAGACAGGTCACCCCATCCGCCCGCTTCGGGCTCGTTGGGCACGTTTTCGGCGTCGTCGTCCTCCCAATCGAGGGTCGCGCGGTACTGGAACTGGTCGAGGCCGGACTTCCGCTCGATCGCCCGGCACGTTTCCCGCACATAGAGCCGGTCGCCTTCCGCAAAGGTTGCCTTGTGGATCGTTAGGCACTTACCGGTGTAAAGACGTGGCCTTTCCTCGCCCTCGACATGCAGATAGCCGACCTCGCAAGGCGTGCCCTTATCGTCGACTGGAAACACTTCCGGCACTGGTTTGAGCAGACGCCGCGTCTGCGTCTTCCGTCCGGCGAGCAGCGCGCGCACCATCGGCGCGCTGAAGATGATTCCCTTGTCAGCCATCGAGCTGCTCCTTCGTCTGGGTGATGGCCGCCGGTGCGGCTGGCTTCGCCATGTCCGACAGCATCTTCGAGCCGTTCAGGTAGAGGCGGACACCGTTGAAGATCTGCTTGGCGAGCTGCGAGCGCGCGATGGCGTCGTTCACGCCGATCTGGCCAGCCCGCAGCGCCTCGAGGTCGCCCGCAAGGCCCTGGATGATGTTGGCCACGCCCAGCGCATCGGACACGGGCGCGGATACGTAGTCACGCGGCGGCATATTTCGTGCTCCAATGAATCCGCATCGCAGCGGTGTGCAGGGCTTCGGCCAGCGCGTGGATGCGGATGGCGTTGCGGCGATCGCGGAACGAGCCAGCGGTGGCCTTGCCCACGCCCTCGGCGTAGGTCTTCTCGCAGTACCGGCAGACCGGCGGCAGCTCTTCGGTGGGACCGACGGAACTCCACCGCGTGTTGACCTGCCGTTCGCAGATCACGCAGCAGAAGTCGGGGTGCTCGGACATCATGGGCCCGCCTCCCGCGCCAGAACCTCGGCCTCCATCGCTTCGAAAGCCGCCAATTGCCGCGACGCCTCGTCCCGCCGCTCCTTGACCTTGGCCAGCTGCCGCGTGCACTCATCAACCCGATCCGACCAGCCTTCGACGCTGGCGCGAGCGTTGCGCGCTGCCCACTTCACCACCTGGTCCCGATCGGCGGAGAAGGTGTTCTCGAACATCATCCGGCCGTCGTGCGTGACGTTAGGGTATCCGACCTCCTCGCAGGCACACTCAACGATCTCGGCACCTTCGTAGGTGTAGACCGGAATCGAGCGCTCGAACGTGTCCGGCTGGGCCACCAGCCGCGCGAGCAGCTCCGGGTCCTCGCGCATCTCGTTCTGGTAGCGATCGATATCGGCGTTGATCGACTTGCCCCACCGGTCCTCCCCATCGGTCTTGGTCAGGACCCCATCCAGCGAGATCACGATGATGTCGTGGATGTAGGGCGAGCCAATGCATATGCCCTTCTCAGGATACACCGCGACGTTGTGCAGGATCCGGTAGTGTTCCTTGACGGATTTCCAGCCCATTACGCTGCTCCCGCCAGGACGGCGCGCGCGATGTGGCGCATCATCTCCCGGCAGTCTTCCGGGTGGTGGTCCTCGTTCAGGCCGCCGATGCAGGTGCTGCTGTCGCAGTGGTCCGCCTCGGTCTCGTAGCCGCATTGCTCGTCGAAATCGAAGCCCATGGCGCTGGCGGCAGAGCGCGCGCCCACCTCGACCGGATCAGGATCGACCGCCGCGTCAGCGTCCGGGAAGCGGAAGGCCCAGCCGTTGGCGCCGGCGAAGCGCTGGCTCGAGAACTTCTCGATGGTCCGACCGTCGTCGGTGAACTGGATGTAGATGCCGGTCATGCCGCGCTCCCGATGAAAAGGTTGCCCTGGCGCTGCGCATCCTCGATGCGGCGGCAGGCGATGTCGAAGAACTTGGCGTCGCGCTCGATGCCGATGAAATCACGGTCGAACTCGACGGCCGCAACGCCAGTGCTGCCCGAGCCCATGAACGGGTCGCAGATGGTACGGCCGTTCACGTTCATGACGATCTTGCGCATGACCGGCAGAGGCTTCACCGTTGGGTGCGCGATCGCGCCGTCCTGCCCGTTGCCTGCCACGATGAAGCGCTGCTTGTGACGCAGCTCGCCCTCCGGGTGGCTGCCAGTCAGCCAGGCATGGACGTAGATCTCGGTGTCCGGCTGGTAATGGCGGTTGGCCACCGGCATCGGGTTCGTCTTGTGCCACTGGCAGATGGCATAGCGGTCGTATTCGCTGGCTAAGTGCGGCAGCAGGCTCGCCCACTGGTCATTGTGCGCGAAAACGACCGCCGAGCGGAACTGCTTGGACGAAATCAGCGAGTGCTCGAAGCCCTGATCGAGACCGGCGGCCTTGATCTGATCCATGTTCTCGCGGTCCTTGCGGAAGAGGCCGCCGCCGCTGGTCGAGAACTCGTAGGGTGGGTCCGTCACCGCTGCGTCGATGGGCCCCAGGGTGGGTAGGATTTCACGGCAGTCGCCCAGATAGAGGACGGCGCGGCCGATGTGCTCGATCCGGGTCATGCTGCCACCCCCATGCAAGCACAGCCGCTCTCACCCGGCTGGTACTGGAATTCGCGGTTGGGCTCCGCCCGAAGCCGCTCTGCAAACGTGTCGAGAGGCATCGGCTTCTTGTCACCGCCGCGCCGATCCGTAAGCATCGCTACGTCCGCACCGAGAAACTCGCGCAGCTTCCGTTCCCACATCGCGTCGTAGGCGAAGCGCTCCGGCTGGACGCGGAAGCGGTTGGCCCAGTGGGCCTGCCCCGCTTTGCAGCAGAAGCCGCCGCAATTGTTGTGCAGGTATCCTTGCAGGTAGAGGCGAGCCCGGCGGATGCCGAATTCGTCCAGCGGAGCCAGCAGAAGCCGCAGGATGTCGGCCGGGAACTGCTCTCCCCGCAGCAGCGCTTCATTGAGCGCGATAAGCGGTGCCTCGTAGAGCCAGCCATCCGCCGCATTCGCACGCAGAATTCCTAAGCTCTTGCTGTCACCGTAAAAGCGGTGTTCCTCATGCTCGCCGATGCCAACGGTGAACACGTCGGGAGGTCCGAAAAGTTCGCCGACACGATGGCAATTTGCCGCTCGCCAGTCCGCAAGGGGGAGACGCTTCAGCGCTTCCGAGCAGGGGTCGACGCCACATGTTCCCAATGAAACGGCGATCTCGGAACACCTCAATGGGATCGCGGCCCTCAACCAGCCAGATCAAGCCTGGGAGTGCGTCCATCGTTCGCGCCCGCAGATCTGCGAGAAAGGCGCGCCATTCGGGGTTACCCCTATACTCCTCGACCAGCGTACCTTCGGGAACGCGGTAGTCGGGAAAATCGTCCGCTCGCACTGACCAGTTGATCGAGCGCTCGAAGAACGCCGAAGCGCCTTCGATGAGGAATCGGTAGGCGTCTGCATCCTCGAACAAGGTATCGGTGAAAAGTAGACGGTGCTCGGCATGAGGATGCAAGCGCTTGTCGATCATCGACGCGCGCCAACTACCCTCGCCTGCTGAAAAGAGGTGATTGCGTCGCATCATGCTTCACCCGCCTCCTTCGGTAGGCCTGCACTGTCTTGCTGCGCGCGCATTATTCTGTGAAAACAAACGCGTAGCGATCCGCATTCGTGGGTCGCCGGGGGCAGTCGATGATAGAGAGTATTTCGGGGCCTGAACGAGGTGCCGTTTTTAAAGACCGCCGCGCGCTTTTTGACGCCGGCTGGCACAACCAAACCGACGCTGGAATTGCGGGCAACCGGCAGACTGGCGCGACGTCGGTAGTTCTTTCCGGGGGCTACCCTGACGACGAAGACCGCGGGGACATGGTCATTTACACCGGGCATGGTGGCCGTGGCGGGCGCGACAGCACGGCCCAGGCGGCAAACCAAACGTTCGACGCGCGGGGCAACGCCGCTTTGGTCACGAGCTGTTTGCGCGGAACCCCGATTCGAGTGTTTCGAGGCGGGAAGCACAAGGAATTCCGCCCCGCCACGGGCTATCGATACGATGGCCTCTATCGGGTTGACAGCTACTGGTACGAAACCGGCCGTGCCGGCTTTCAGATGTGCCGCTTCAAGCTCGTCGCGCTTGAAGGAGCCCCGCCTGGATTCGCGCCTTCTGAGGCCCGGCCGACGAAGCGGGTCGCTACAACTATTCAGCGCCTTGTTCGGGACACCGCGAAGAGCCGCGAAGTCAAAGAAATGCACGACTACCACTGCCAGGCATGCGGCATCCGCCTGGAATGCGTTGGTGGACCTTATGCCGAGGGCGCCCATATCCGCCCCCTTGGTCGTCCGCATGATGGGCCTGACGAGACCACCAACCTGCTGTGCCTTTGCCCGAACCACCATGTTCTGTTTGACAATGGTGGCTTCTCGATCGCTGACGACTTTTCGCTGATCGGACTGCCTGGAAAGCTGCGGACCGTTCCGCGCCATCAGATTGGAGGGGAGCACCTTCGCTACCATCGCGAGCAATGGCGCCCGCGCTGACAATCGCCATGCCTGTATGTCGGGGAGAGTGGCGTAATTCAGGCGCACGCGGCGGTCCTTTCGAATGAGAAACTGGGAGGGCGTCCCCACGCGGCCCTCGGCGCGTCCTGAAAATCCGCGGGATTGCGGCTGGGGAGGGAATGCGGGGGACCTAAGTCTTCCTTTCCGTGACGCATTCCCTGCGAACTGGGCTCAGCCCGTCCGGCTGGCGGCGACATCGCGCGCCTTGCGCAACGTCAGGCCGACCAGCGCGGCGAGCATGTCCGGCGCCGGGACCTCAGGCAGGCCCGTGGCGCCCCGCCAGACGCGCGCGAGGTAGGCGGCGACCGCCTCTTCCTGCGTCTGCGTCAGGTGGAGGTTGCCCGCGGCAGCACCGGAGGCCGCGGGCGTGAGGGAGGGTACTTCCGGAACGGCGGGGGGCATGCTGTTCCGGCCGGTGCTTTGGGAGAGGGGTGAGCCGGGCGCGGTCAATTGCCGCGCTCCGGCTCGGTGCGACCCGACAGGCGGTCGGGGTGAAAATCGTAAGCCGAGACGACGCCGACCATCACGACCAGCGCCACGATGATGAAGCCGATCACGGCGGGCCAGAAGGCGTCCGACAGGATGAAGGCGCGCGCGGCGGCGTTCTCGTTGATGAGCCGGGCGCCGTCGTCCAGGGCGTAGAGCAGCGCGGTGCCGACGGCGAGCGTCGCGGTGATGATGGCGGCGAAAGCCAGCTGCGAGCGGATCACAGCTCACCTCGCGCGACCATGCGCTCTTCGATGTAGTCCCAGAGGTCGATGAAGTTGTCGAACTTGACGACGGGGCCAGTCACCAGGTGGAGGCGGTAGAGCATCATGCGCCCCAGGCCTTGAGGATCTTCTGCGCCTGGATCTTAGCGTAGAGCATGCGGGGGCAATCCGGGCCACCCTGGGCCTGAAGCCCGGACAGCAGATCCGAAACCACCCGCACTGCGCAGTCACGGTCAACGAAGGAAAGCGTCGATGTGCTGGACGGCGCTGGCGGCTGGGAATTTCCGGGAAGGGATGCACGGTGCATCGGCGGTCTCCAACAAGGGTCCCGGCAGGTCTGCGCTTGCGGCTCACTGCTGGGCTGTTGGAAGCAACATACGATTATCGTAATCTCGCCGTCAATACGTTTTTCGTAATTTTGTATCGATTGGGACTTGTTGGGATTTCCCTCTTGAGCCTAAGTTCTTGTTATGTTCCATTATGAACACCAACGAATCAAGCGAGGTGGAAATGCGTCGGGGCTGTCGAGTTGAGTATTTTGGGAAGGCCAGAGGGCCGATCAGGGACAATCTGGACGAGGCAGAACGGGACGCAGCTCGCCTAAAACTCGGCTCTTACGACGAAGACGGCCGGTTCTTCCTAGACGTCGGCGCCGAGCTGCGTTGGGTCCCTATCAACTGCGAAGTGGCGGCCTGATCACGCCATCCGGCGCAGGAAATCAGAACCGATCAACACGGAGACGACACGCCCGATGATGTTGATCGGCTCTGACCCGATCTCGATTTCCTTATGAGCCAGGTCAGTAGACAGCGGAACCAAGCGGGCGGGATCTTGCATGAACCGCTTGAAGGTAAACTCGCCCGCTTCGTTGCTCACGACGTAAAGATCGCCCGAAAACAGCTTCTTATCGTTCGGGTCAACGATCACATCGCACCCTAGCGGCGCGATCTTGTTCATGCTTTCGCCATCCACCTCAAGCGCGAACACGCCCTTCGGCAAGTTGGCTGGCACCTCGATGCTGTTGGGCGCATCTGACAAGGCTTCGCGGAGCGCGCCAGCTGGCACCATCCCGATACGCGCGATCTTTCTGACCGACGGGTCCGGGCCTTCGTCCATTCCGAAGTAGCGCACCAGGATCGGCATCTCGCGCTGCTGCACCTTGCGAGTGCCTTTCAACATCTCGGTGACCCGCGCCGGAGCAATGCCGAGCTCCGCCGCGACTTCCTTCTGCAGAACCTTGCCCGAGCTGATCCAGCGGCGGAGTTCAGCGAGAATGTCATCGTGTGTCAGCATGGCGCGACATTGCGAAGTTCGTAAGCGAGCGTCGATGACGAAGTTCGTATTTTCGCTTGCGCTGAAATTACGGTTATCGTAATTCGATGGCATGAGCACGGTTGCAGATATCCTCGAAAGTCTTGGTGGCGTCACCGCTGTTTCGAAAGAAACGGGCATCCCCATCACGACGGTTCACACTTGGAAGCGAACAGGCTTCGTCCCGCATTGGCGCATTCCGGCGCTGCTCAAGATGGCCAAGCGCCTCGGCAAGCCGCTCAAGGCCTCCAGCTTCCCGGTCCGACAAGCAGCCGCATGAGCGCCCGCTGCCCGCACTGCTCCGGCAACATCGCCGAGGGCGCCGCCGTCACGCGTGGTGAATGGTGGGTAGGCCCTGCCATCGTCTATCGCGACGGCGAGCAGATCGCCCTGCCCCGGTATCTGGCGCGCGTTCTCTACGCGATCGCTTACGCCAATGGCGAACCGGTCTCGCACCATGACATCCCCGGCATCACGGCCGCGACGCTCAACAATCACGTTGCCGCCCTCCGCCGCCTTTTCGGCGACCGCACGCCCATCCGCGTCGTCGCCCGCAAGGGCTTCGCCTGGGATGCGCGGCCATGACTTACCGGGGACACAAGGGCGCTGACGAACGCGCGGCCCGGCTGCTCGCTCTGCTCACCAAGTGCGCTCGAGAAGGGCGCATGTGCCCGAGCAACGGCGAGATCGCAGGACTTCTGCACATGGAAGGCGTCCATACCGCCTCCAAGTCCATCCTGCGGCTGGAAGCGCGCGGCGCGATCACGGTCAAGCGCTACAGGTCCTCGCGCGTCGTCACCATCGTCTCGACCGGCCAGAGCACCGCGAGTGCCCTGCCCCCTTCCCAGCCGCTGCACGCTGATGGCGCCGCCGGGGCTGATCACCAGCCGCAGGGCGATGCCAGCGCGCGCACCAAGGCGCAGCCCCTCGGCATCGATCGCGAACCCTGCCGCCTCTGCGGTGTGCGCGGCGACATCGGCTGCCGGCACACGCGCCGCGTCGCCCGCCCCATCGTGTTCGTCCCCGTTTCTCTTCATTCCGCTGAGGTATCCCAGCTGTGACCCGCACATCCACCGGCCCGAGGCCCGTCTTTTCCGCATCGAACGTCCGCGACGAGATCGCCAACGCCTTGCAATCCATCAAGGATGCCAACGGCTACACGGACGAGGATCTCGGCCGCGTGCTCGGCAAGAGCGAGGACATGGCCGCCGCCTATCGCAAGGGCACCAGCGGCATGGACGCTTTCAGCCTGCTCGCCGCCTGGCGCGAGTGGAACGGCCCGTTCATCGGCCCGATCCGTCGTTTCGTGGAAGGCAGCCGCCCGGTCGATACCTGCGACTTCGCCGCGCAGTCCGCCATCCTGAAGGCCGCTCTCGCGCTGGCAGTCGCCCTGGAAGACGGGGACATCGATTACGAGGAAGTGCGCGACAGCCGCGCCGACCTTGAGCGCGCCCGCGACGCCATCGACGCCCAGCTCTCGAAGCTGGTTCGAGCCGCCTGACAAGTTTCGAGCCGGGGGGATGGCGCGCACCCCGGCCTGGAAACCTGAATGCGCGCCGGAGTGATGCAAGATGGATCATAACCCCGAAACGGGCGAAATCATAGAGGAGCACGCCGCCGACGGCGGTCGCCGCTATCCAGCGGCCTCTACCCTCACCGACCTGCTGATGATGCTCAAGGACGGCGCGTTCAACGCCGACAGCACCGCGCCGCTTCAGGAGTTCGCCCAGAAGCTCGAGGCGGCTGGAATCGACAGCAACAAGAAGGTGAAGGGCAAGATCACCCTCGCCATCGATGTCGACTTCGATCCGGACAAGGGATTCTCGACCCTCACCCCGTCGCTGGCCTTCAAGCTGCCGACCGCGAAGCACGGCGCCACCGTTGCCTGGTTCACCCGCGATGGTCGCCTGAGCCCGAACATGCCCCGCCAGGGCAACCTGTTCGGCACCATCCGTGAAGTCACCACCGAACCGCGCACCGTGCACGGCTGATCAAGGAAAACGATCACATGACCACTACCGATACCAGCGCTCTCGCGCTCGCTGCCGCCGACACCGTTGCCGACCGCACCGGAGAGCTGATGGACAAGGCCTTCAACCTGGCCGAGCAGCATCTGCGCGCCCAGATCGTGACGGTTACCGATCCGCGCACCGGCACCGAGGCGCCCGTCGCCCTCACGGCCAGCGGCGCACAGGCACTCTCTCCCGACCTCTGGGACGAATACCGCTCGCACCCGCTGTTCCGCAGCGGCACGGCCGTGCTCACCCAGCTACCCTCGTTCATCGAGTTGGTGAACCGCTTCAAGTTCGGCAATTCGGCGATCTTCGCCACCGACGACTTCAAGAAGCCCTCGCTTACGGCGATCTTCGACTATCACCCCGCCAACGTCGACGAATTCGGCGTCATTCCGCCCAATCTGGTCGAATCGATGCGCCACAGGGCGACGTATGCCTTCCCGCTCTCCGAGGAATGGAAGGCGTGGTTCGGCAAGAACGCCACCCCGATGTCGATGGGCGAGTTCGCCGCCTTCCTCGAAACGCAGATCGTCGACGTTTCCGAAGATCCCGTGTCCGAATGGTCGAAGCAGGCGCAGGCCTTCGCCAAGGCTAACCGCGCGACGACGCCCAGCTCGATCGCCACGCCGACGCGGCTGGTCGATATGTCGCTCAAGTTCCGCATCTACGAGACGGCGGAATCGTGCGAAGCAGTCAACCTGACGACCGGCGAAACGCAGTTCGCTTTCGTGTCGGAGCACAAGGATTCGGACGGCAAGCCGGTCGACTTCCCCAAGCTGTTCTCGATCGCCATCCCGATCTTCGCGCGCTCGGCGGACGTCTACCGCATCATCGCCCGCCTCCGGTACCGCCTGGCGAACGGCAAGCCGGTGTTCTGGTACGAGCTGTGGCGACCGGACCTTACCTTCGAGACCGCCTTCAACCAAGCGCTGGAGAAGGTCGCGATGGAAACCGGCCTGCCGATCTTCACCGGCACGCCCGAAGCGTCTGCCGCGCCCAGCTACGACGGCCGTCCGTTCTAACGATGTTCGGCTGGCTCACCCGCAAGCGTAAGCCCGAGCCGGTGACCCCTGGCGCTGCTTTGGCCAAGATCGGCCATGCGCAGCGCCGGGCGCTGATCCACACCCAGGCGGACCAGATGCGGGCCAACGCAGGCCTTCCTCCTGTGGAGTGGCCCAAGCTGTGAGCAAGCTGCCGGACCGCATCAGCCTCGCCGACTTTGTCTCCCTGCCGCCCGCCAAGGCGGCTGGGAACAAGTTCGGCGCGCGCAAGACCGAATGCGGTCTGGGGCACAAGCACGCCAGCAAGAAGGAAGCGGGGCGCTGCGTCGAGCTGCACCTGCTTCAGCGCGGCGGGCAGATCTGCGGACTGGAGGTGGAGCCGACCTTCACCTTCATGGTCGCTGGCAAACCCGTCCTGCACCCTAACGGCCGCAAGGCCGTCTACAAACCCGACTTCTCCTACATCGAGCGCGGACGGAAGGTCTGCGAGGACGTCAAGGGGAACAAGGCCACCCAAACCGAGGCGTCGGTGCTGCGCATGTCCTTTGCGCGCGCCTTCTGGCCTGAGATCGAATGGAAAGTGGTGTGAGCCTTATCGCCACCGCCGTGAAGCATCTGCTCGCCGCCGGGATCACCGGTGACGCTCTGCTGACGGCTATTGCTGAAATGGAAGCCCAGGTGAGGGCAGAGCCGAAAGCGCGCAGCGCTGGAGCCCTCCGACAAGCTCGATACGAGGAACGCAAGCGTCAGAAGGCGTCAGAAATGACGCTTTCTGACGAAACTGACGCTTCTGACGCCTTGGCGTCAGGACCCTCCCTTCCCCGCCTCCCCAATGAAAATAATTCTAACCCCTCCACCCCTACCCACCCGGAAGAGAAATCACGCGCGAGCGACACGGGCACGCACGAGGCGGCAGGTTCCGACCCGGTGGAGGCCGATGACGGCGAGGTTGGCGGAGAAGCGCCTTCCAAGCCGAAACGAACCCTCGCCGTGCCGATCGCGCTGCCCGACGGCTGGGAGCCGGTGCTGACCCCAGCCGCCCAGCAGATCGTCGATGGCTGGCCGCCCGGCATGCTCGACCGGGAGCGGATGGCCTTCGAGGCTCATGCCGCCAGCAACGACCGCGTGACCAAGGATTGGCAGGCGGCATTCCGCACATGGATCGCGAAAGCCGACCGAAACAGGACCGAACGAAATGGGAATCGAAGCACGACAGCTGGGCGAGGTTTTGCCAGCAATCACCAGCCTGACCGCCGCGACGGGTTTACTCGATCGCTCGATGACACCATCGCCCGCGGGCGCGCCGGCGGTGCGCCTCTCCAATGACCAGCTCGCCGCCGCGCAGGCAGTAGCCGCCGCACCGTTGCCCGCGCTGGAAATGGCCGACACCGTGTTCCTGGCGCAGATCCTGCGGATGATGGACGTTCTGCCCCGCCGTGCCGACGACAGCGTGGGCGGCAAGCTGCGGCACCGAGCTTACGAGCTGGTGATCAGCCGCTATCCCCGACAGGCGCTCGAGTTCCTCGCCACCGAGGCGCTGCGCGTCTGCAAGTTCTACCCCAGCACCACCGAATGCGTGGAAATTCTGGCGCGTTGGCGGCGCGATGACGACGCGGTGCGCTCCAAGCTGGCTGCGAGCACCGCCGTGCGCCACGAACGGCAGGCCCGGTTCGACGATGCCATGTCGCGCTTGGCTGCTGGCGAGGCTTCACCGGCCGAGATCGATGCGATGCCGGAGCAGTGGACCCGCAGCTATCTGTGGCGGCATGAGGATGGCTCGTACAGCGCGCGCGTTCGCCGGGAGGCAGCGGCATGAGCGTCGATCCCATCCCAGTTCGAGAGGAACTTCAGCGCATTGCGAAAGAACAGGCCCTGCTGCGTCGGCGTTCCAACGGCGGATTGGCGTTGGCTTGGTTCTCGGACCACGCGCTGTCGGCGACCGGCGGCGGCCTGCGAGTGCCCTTGAGTGGTGGCGTGCTTCAGGATCGTCTGACCGTAGTCGCCTCGGCCACGACCGACGCCGACAAGGTCGCGCCATATGTGCAGCAGGCTTACCGCGAAGCTCAGCGAAGCATAATCCTGCGAGCAATCGAGCTGGCTCGGGAGGATTACGAGAACGGCGCGCCCGAGGCGGAATCGTGAAAGTGCAGATCATCCCCTGCAAGCTAGACGGTCCGGTCGAAACCGGACCCGTTCAGATCGGCGAGGACCTGCCAGGCTTGTTCATTCGCGGCATCGAGGCGGGCGTGCTTGCGGAGGCCCTTCGAGGTGTCATGCGGCACTCGAACGCTCAGCGCTACCACATGTCGCCCGTTAACGACCTGCTGCGCCACTTGCAGGCTTGCTCCCCCCAAACCGGATACCGCTACTAATGCAATGGTGCATCCTCCGCACAGCTCCCAGTCGCACCCTTCTCCTTGCCGCCGCGCTTGAAGGCGCTGGTTTTCGTGCATGGACGCCGCAGGAGACGATCATTCGCGCCCGGCCGCGCTCTAAGGTGAAGCGTCAGATAGCGCTTCCGATGATGCCGATGATTGTATTTGCGGATTACGAGCAACTGCCCCGCCTACTGGCCTTGTCGCGCATGGCGATCCCAAAGTGCGATGTGTGGAGCGAGGAGCTGCAGTGCGGAGTGTCGCATGCCATCCCATCATTCAGCGTGTTCCGGCATCTGGATATGTACCCGCGTATCGCAGATCGGTCGCTGGATGCGGTGCGCTTAGCAGAGCAACGGGGTCTCCCGCGCACTGCCGCTCGCATTCTCAAGCCCGGAGAGGCGGTGCGATACGCGGATGCTGGTTTCGAGGGCATGGTGGGAACGGTGCAGCGCATCAAGGGCCGCTACGCCATAGTGGAGTTCCCCGGATGCAACTATCTGGCCAACATCCCATCGAACGCCCTCCTTCCGGTGGCGGCATGAGCCCTCGGATATCGGCGGTTCGCCCCTTGCGCGCGTTGGGCAGTTCGTGCATTGTTCCTCCACACGCTGCCAGGAGCAGCACAGGTGAGCTAATTGTACCGCACCATCAGGTGGATAACGGACCTCACCGCACCTCACGAAGGCACATCGCTTCCGGGGGGACGCGCGAAGCGTATCTAACGAAACGCTATCTTTTCTCAGAACAATCCAGCTTTCCGCGGGTCTTTCCGTCGTTCGACGGCAACTCGTCCACAACCTTGCATCCAGTCGCTGCGACGACGGCTTTCCGCTGGCGGTCGCGCTCATACGGGTCGTACGCAACAACGAGGGATTTGTTGGCAACGAGCACTATTTCGTTGTTGTAAACGGCTACCCGATAGCGAGTTCCGTCTATTTCCACGAAGTGGTTGACCTTCGTAGCCTTGGCAGCACCTGGTGTGGATACGCTGATGGCCGCTAGCGCGAATGCAATAAGATAAGCTCTCATGGGCGGATTGATGCCAGCCGTTGGGGGAAAAGCCAATCTCCGATCTCCACCGGGGATCGTCGAGCACTTCCCCCCCCCTTTGGGTCCTCCGGGAGCGCAAACGCCGTGAGGGGGAGCATCGCTCAGAACGTCGCTAGGCACGAAAATCTCTATACTTCTTCCTCCCTGTGGCCAGAAACGGCCAATTTCTGCGGCTTTCAACCACATGGAGCAGGGAAGTGGCGCAAATCGACCTCAACGAACCCACCCGGCCCCAGCTCGCAGCCCTGTTCGGGTGCTCCAGCCGCTGGATCGGGGAGTTGCGATCGAAGGGTGATTTGCCGCCGGACGGCGCCTCGCTGCTCGAAAACATCGAGGCCTGGGCGCAAGCGAAGTATGGCGTGAGCGAGGATGATGATCCCGACACGCTCGACAAAGAGCAGCAGCAGGCGCGACTGGCCAAAGAGCAGGCGGACGCCAAGGCGATGGACAACGCTGAGCGCCGCGGCGAACTGGCTTCTCTCCCGGACATGGTCGCGGCCGGCACCGGCGTCATCGTGATGATCGTAGCCCAGTTGCAGCAGGTCGGTGCCCGCGTCGGCAAGGGCGACACCAAGCTGCGCGCTCGGATCGATGCCGAAATCAACAACGTCCTGTCTGACTTGAGCATGGCGCGAGTCGAGGAGGCGCGCGGCGGGGGCTTGGATGAAGGCGAGCCTGAAGAAGAAGGGGGCGCCTGAGACCTTCCGCGCGGTTGGTGAGCATGGTGTTGCAGTTGCCCGCGCATGGCTGGCCGCATGCCGCCCGCGCGAAAGGCCGCCGCTCTCGAAGTTCATGGTTGAGCATGCGCGTTCTGATGACGGTGCGCGCATCCGGCCCTTCCCGTTCCAGGCGGACATTGCCGACGCCTTTACTGACCCCGACACGGCCCAACTCTCGGTCAGAAAGAGCAGCCGCATCGGCTACTCGACCATCCTTCAGTGCTTTGTCGCCTGGCGCATCAAATTCGATCCGGCGCGCACGCTGATCTATCAGCCGACGATCGACGACGCCGAGAAGTTCAGCCGCGACGATCTCGACCCTGTTCTGCAATGGCCGGTTGTCCGATCGGTGGCGACATTCAAGCCCCGGCACGCCGACAACCAGATCCGGGCGAAGCGCTACAAAGGCGGCTGGATTCAGATCAAGGGCGCGAACAGCCCGAAAGAGTTCCGCCGCGTCACCGCCGACGACGTATTTCTGGAAGAGTGCGACGGCTATCCATGGGCGTCGAAAGAGGAAGGCGACCCTGCCCGCCTCGCTTTCAAGCGCAACCTGACATCGCCGCGCCGGTTCAGCGCGGCCGGTTCGACACCGAAAGTCAAAGGCTTCAGCCGCATCGACCTGCTTTTCGAGCAGGGAAGCCAGGAGTTCAGATACGTCCCCTGCCCCCATTGCGGGCATATGCAGGCGCTGGTGTTCGGTGACGGCACGGGTGCAGGCATACGATGGGCGCCGAAGGAAAACCCGACGCGCGCTTGGTATCAGTGCGAGGAAGGGTGCGAGATTGACGAGGCTGAGAAGCCTTGGATGGACGAAAACGGGGAATGGCGGGCGCACAATCCGGCGCAGTTTCCTCGGCACCGCTCATTCCATGTCTGGGCAGCCTATAGCCAGCATCCCGGCGCCGCATGGCTGGAGATCGCGCGCGAGTTTCTCGAGGTCCGCAAGGATCCGAACCTCCTGCGCACCTTCGTAAATCAGGTTCTCGGCGAGGCATGGGCGGAGCGCGGGGAGGCTCCGGAATGGCAGCGCCTGTATGATCGCCGGGAGAAGGCGATGCGGCTTGGCACTCCATCGGCAAAAGCCGGGCTTCTAATCGGCGCCGCCGACGTCCAGCGCGGTGGTGGCGGCCGCATCGATCTTGATATCTGGGCTTTCGGGCCGGATCGGCGCCGCGAATTCGTCGAGCGCATCGAAGTATTCGGCCCGATCTCAGAGAAGGCCACCTGGAAGAAGCTCGACAAGGAGGTCGCCCGCACCTGGTTAACCGAGGACGGCCGATCGATGCGGCTCGCCCGCGTTGCGATCGACTCCGGTGACGGTGAAAACACGATGGAGGTCTACGGCTGGGCGCGCCGTCATCCCGGTTTCGCAATGGCGGTTAAGGGGCGGCATGCCATTGCCGCCAACCAACCGATCGGCGCCCCGAGTTGGCAGGATGTCACCGCCAACGGCCGCAAGTTGAAGAAGGGTGTCCGGCTCTGGAACGTCGGCACTTCAATGTTGAAGCTGGAACTGTTCGGCGACCTCGAGAAGGAAAAGCCGGTCGACGGCGAAGCCTATCCGGACGGGTATGTGTTCCTGCCCGACGGCACGACAGACGAATGGATCAAGCAGCTGGTCGCCGAAGAGCTTCGGATGATCAGGCTTCGGAACGGTGGGTTCCGCCGCGAGTGGCATAAGGTCCGCGACCGTAACGAAGCGCTCGACAACGCGGTCTACGCCCGCGCCGTTGCATTCTCCCTCGGGGTCGACCGCTGGCGCGACGCGGACTGGCTGAAAGCGCGGGGCGAAACCACTCCGCCCGGTCCGGCCACACCGAAAAAGCCCCGCACCGCGTCGCGCGGTCAAACAGAATCAGTCGCTGCCGAGGCGGCCACTCCTACGCAGAATGCGATGCCGCCACGCGCCGCGCGACGGCCGAAACGCCCCAACCCTTTCACAAGTAACAACAGGAGGTAGGCGTGGCTTATCAGCAAACCGATCTGGATAAGCTGCACGCTACGCTGGTCGCGGTGGCAACCGGTCCACAAGAGGTCCAGTTCGCCGACGGGCGCCGCACCAAGTTCCAGACAGTGGAGGCGGTGACGGCGGCGATATCGGTCGTCGAAGCTCAATTGCGTATGCAACAGCGCGCCCTGGGCGGTGTCGTGCGTCAGCGCACCCCATACTATCGCAGCGGCCTCTGATCAGTGGCCGAACGAACCTTCCTTGACCGGCTGCTCGGTCGCCCGGCGGCAACCCCAAAGAAAGTGGCAGTTCCTCGCCGCCATGCTGGCCCGCGGGCCGAATATGATGCTGCCACTCAGGGCCGACGCGCTGCGGGCTGGCGCCGCACGGTTCGGGATGCGAACGGAGAGCTTTCCCCGTCTGTCGTGGCCGCACTGCGTGGGATCGCCCGCGACTTAACCCGCAACAACCCCTTCGCCGCCCGCGGCGTTGCCACCATCGCCAACAACATGGTCGGCACCGGCATTACGTTTCAGGTCTACCGCAACGGGAAGATCGATGATGCCTTGAACAAGAAGGCGCGCGCGCACTTCGACACCACAAAGTGCGATAGCGGAGGTCGGCACGATCTCTACGGCCTTCAGCTTCAGGCCGCCCGCACCATCGTTGAAAGCGGCGCCGTGATTATGCGTCGGCGCTGGCGCCGGTCGTCGGATGGGCTTCCCCTTCCGGTCCAGCTCCAGGTGCTGGAGCCGGACTACATCGACCCGTCGAAGCACGGTCCGCTTGCAACCGAGCCGGGCAAAAACGGCGGGTTCCTCGTCCACGGCATACAGTTCAATCCGCTCGGTGCCCGCGAAGGGTATTGGCTTTACAGCGGGCATCCCGGCGCCGGTCGCGTTTCATCTCTGGGGTCGACGCTGGTTCCGGCAGCGGATGTTGCCCACGTTTTCCGCGCTGATCGGCCGGAGATGGAACACGGCGCCACCTGGCTTGCGCCCATTGTCCTGCGCATGAAGGATTTCGCGGACTACGAGGACGCGCAGCTGACCCGCCAGAAGCTGGCATCGGCGTACGTCGGCGTGGTGACCGGCGAAGATGACGGCGGCGTAATCCCCGGTATCCAGACCGAGGAAGGCGAGGTCTTCGCGGACCAGGAGCCGCTGGACTACATCGAGCCGGGCACTTTCCAGTATGCCCGCCCCGGCGAGGAGGTAACCTTCTCGTCGCCGCCCAGCGTCGAAGGGTACGCCGATTACACAAAGGTGTCTCTGCGCGCGATCGCGGCTGGTCTTGGCACCCCCTACGAGGCCCTGACTGGTGACTTGTCGGGTGTGAACTTCTCTTCCGGCCGCATGGGGTGGCTTGAGTATCACCGCTCGCTGTCAACTTGGCAGTGGACCATGTTCATCCCGCAGTTCTGCGGCGCGGTCGGCCAGTGGATGATCGATGCGCTGGCCATGATCGGCGAGAACGTCGACGGTGTTGAAGTACGGTGGACGCCGCCCGGCCGTGAAATGATCAACCCCACCGAAGAAGTGAAGTCGAGCCGGGACGCCATTCGCGCCGGCGGCAAGACGATCTCGCAGTGGGCGCGCGAGCGCGGTGAGGACCCGGACACGTTCCTTGCCGAAGCCGCGGCGGACTTTGCGAAACTCGATGAGCTCGGCCTGGTCTTCGACAGCGATCCGCGCCGCGTGACCGCCGTCGGCAATCCCGCAGAGCAAGATGCGGCCCCTGCCGCGCAGAAAGACGAAAAGGCGGCTTCATGATCGAAATCCTGATCTACGGCATCGTAGGCGACGAATGGGATGGCCTCGACGCCCGCACCCTGTTCGCGCTGATCATGAGCGGGGATGACGATCTGGTTGTCCGGATCAACTCGCCCGGCGGCTACGTCATGGAAGGATTGGCCATCTTCAATGCGCTTGCGAGCGCGAAGGCGGCTGGGCGGAAAGTCACTGTCCATATCGACGGCCTGGCCGCCTCGATGGCTTCCGTTATCGCAATGGCAGGCGACGAAATCATCATGGCCGACAACGCCTTGATGATGATCCACAATCCCTGGGATGTGGCCATCGGCGATGCGCGCGAGCTGCGCGCCGCTGCCGACAAGCTCGATGTCATCCGCGATCAGCTGGTCCGCATCTACTCCGGTCAGACCGGCCTGTCCTCTGACGAACTCGTGGCCATGCTCGACGCAGAGACGTGGCTGACCAGCGAGCAGGCCCTCGAACAGAAATTCGTCACATCGGTCGTGGACGCGTCCAGCGCCGCCGCATGCGACGTCACCGCATTCGGGTTCCGCAAGGTCCCGGAGACCCCGCGCATCTCAGCAATGGCGATGATCGGCAAGCCAAAGGCGGCCTCTGCCGCTCCTAACCGTCCACAGGAGAAAACCATGGACCTCTATAAGACCCGCGCGGCCTTGGTCGCCGCGATCGCTGCCTTCCAGAAGGATGGCGGCAACCAGGACGAAATCAACAAGATCCAGGCGTCGGCCCTCGCCCTCAACGCGAAGGACGCGCTCCCTGATACCGGCGCGTTGGCGTTGTCTCAGCCTGCACCGGCGGAAAATCAGCCCGCTGGCCTCACGTCTGCCGACGTGCAGAATGCCGTCGCTGCCGAACGCGCCCGCGTCGGCGGTATCCGCGCCCTGGGCACGCAGCACCGCCTGCCTACCGACTTCATCGACGGCCTGGTGAACAGCGACACCACCCTTGCCGCTGCGCGCGAGCAGATCCTCGACAAGCTGGCAGAATCCGGTGACGCCGCCAACGTCGGGCACAACAGCCCCGCCCGCGTGACCGAAGACGAGCGCGACAAGTTCCGCGAAGGCGCCACCAACTGGATTCTGGTCAAGGCAGGCGTGGCCCACCTGATCGAGAAGGCAGCGGCCCTCAAGGGCGAAACTGTCAAGGTCGATCCCGGCGAGTTCCGCGGCATGCGCAACGTCGACCTCGCGCGCGAATCTCTGGAAAATGCGGGTACCAACACCCGCGGCATGCGCGACCCCGACATGATCGTCCGTCAGGCGATGACGTCGCGGGCCGCCGTGATCACGCAGACGACCAGCGACTTCCCGGTCCTGTTCGAAACCGCGATCCATCGGATCCTCCAGGCTGCCTATGCCACCACGCCCGACACTTGGACGCGCTTCTGCGGGACCGGCACCGTCACCGACTTCCGCCCGCACAGCCGCTACCTGCGCGGCAGCTTCGGTGCGCTCGATCAGGTGAATGAAGCTGGCGAGTTCAAGAACAAGCCGATCCCCGACCTCGCGCGCGAGCAGATCGTCGCCAAGACGGTGGGCAACATGATCAACCTGTCGCGTCAGGCGATCGTCAACGACGACATGGACGTGTTCTCCGGCCTTGCCGTCGATCTGGGCCGTGCCGCCAAGCTGACTATCGAAGTCGACGTGTATGCCCTGCTCAACAGCAACCCCCTCATGAATGACGGCCTCCCGCTGTTCCACGCCGATCACGGCAACCTCGCCGCCGTCGGCGCCGCACCTTCGGTGCAGGCGTTCGACGACATCGACGCGGCCATGGGCGCGCAGAAGGACATCAGCGGCAACGAGTTCCTGGAAATCGGTCTCGACCGCCTGCTCGTTCCACGCCGCCTGCGCGGCGCTGCGATCACCATCAACGGCAGCGAATATGACCCCGATGCCGTCGGCAAGCTCCAGAAGCCGAACATCGTCAAGGGCCTGCTCAGCGACATCATCGCCACGCAGCGCCTCACCGGGAATGCGTATTACGGCTTCGCCGACCCCGGCACCGCCCCGGCGCTGGAAGTCGTGTTCCTCAACGGCGTCACCGAACCGTTCACCGACAGCCAAGACGGCTGGAGGGTCGATGGCGTCGAATGGAAGGTGCGCCACGACTACGGCGTCGGCGCAGTGAACTACCGCTCCGCCTACAAGCAGCCGGGCGCCGCCTGAGGCTGACCCCAGACGGGGCGGCAACGCCCCGTCCAACATGGAGATGACCGCATGAAGTTCATCAAACTTCTGTCGTCCGCCTATGTGGCCGGGCGACTTCGCCACCCGCACGAAGGTGCGATTCCGGTTGAAGACAAGGAGGCAACCCGCCTCGTTGACGACGAAAAAGTGGCGGAAGACGTTACCGACGACTTCACCGCCGACCAGATCGCGGAGGCACAGCCCGAACCGATCACCGCCGCGCCGCCCACCCCTCCGGTGAACGCCGAAACCGCTGCCGAGCAGCCGCAGGCGACCACCGAGAAGCCCAGCAAAACGCAGGCCGCAAAGCCCGCGTCAACCAAGGAGTAAGGCCGATGGCTCGTAACTTCGTACAGCCGGGTGAAACGATCACCCTTCCCGCCCCTCGCGCCCTCGCAAGCGGTCAGGGTTTTCTGGTCGGTGCGCTGTTTGCCGTGGCACTCGCTGCCGCTGCCATCGGCGCGCCTGTGGAAGGCCGCCGCGTCGGCGTCTGGGATCTCGCCAAGGCGACGGGTGAGGCATGGACTGCCGGCCAGCGTCTCTACTGGGACAACACCGCGTTCCGCGTCACCAGCACCGCGGCCGGAAACACCCTGATCGGGGTTGCAGCGCAGGCTCAGGCATCAGCTGACGCAACCGGCCGCGTCCTGCTCTCCGGCCAGATCCCGGCCGCCTAAAATGGACGCGTTCGCCGCAGCGCTGGACGCGCTATTCAACGCGCCTGGCTCTGCGGCGGCGGTCTACGTTTCCCCTAGCGGGGAGCAATCAGAAATCCGCGTTATCGAGCGGCAGCGGGTGGCGACGGAAGGAACCGTCCGGCCTCGCCCCGTCAGTCTCGGGAAGGTCTTCGACCTCAGGGTGAGCGACGTGGCTGCGCCGGAGGTCGGCGCTGTCTTCCTCCTCGGCGACCGGATCCTCGTCCTCACCCTGCCGCCGGAGCTCGATGCTGAAGGCCTCACCTGGTTCTGTGACGTGCCAGGCCTCGATCGCGACCTTGAAATTCTCGGCCCCACGCGCGCGAAGAACGAATACGGCGACATGGTAGACACGTTCGGCGTGATCATGACGCTGCCCGCCGCGCGGCTGGACCGCTCCGGCACCGAGACCGACCAGACCGCCGTCGCGCAGGTCACCGCCTTGCAGCAGGCGACATTCTTCATTCCGTGGAGCCCCGCAGCGGCAGCCGTCACACCGGCGTACCAGCTGCGCGAAGGCGGCCGCATTTTCGACATTCAGACCGTGGCCGAGGTCGGCACCCGCGCCGCACTCGAGATCACAGGATTCGCAAAGGTAGCCTGATGCGCACCCGGTTCGAAATTGAAGGTCTTGACGACCTCGATGACAATCTTGCCCGCGCCGCGGAGCTAATGAGCGACCCGGATATCGTCGAGCCTGTTCTCCAGGAAGCATTGAGCCCTGTCTCTGATGCCGCGAAAGCAATCGTCCATGTTCGAACCGGCCGCTTGCGCGATGCCATCGGGGTATCGGACCGGGCCGACGGCGGCGGGGGTGAGCGCGGGATAACCGCCTACGTCGGCCCATCTGTCGACGCAGACTATGCCGTTGACGTCGAGATTGGCCGTCCACCCAGCGTTGGCGCTGACGGCCGGGAGTACGATGCGACGCGGGCATACCCATACATGCGCCCGGCCTGGAACCAGAACAGCGACGGCATCCTGCCCGCGACCGCAGACGGCCTCGGCAAGGTTCTCGCCCGCGAACTGAAGGGCTGACACATGGCAATCTCCGCCGTCCTGCGCGACGTCCTGCGAGATGCGGACGCCGTGCAAAGTTTCGTGGCCGAACGGGTCTACCGCGACGAAAGGCCACAAGCAGATCCGCTGCCGGCGATCGTCATTCAACTTATCAGCGATCCGCGTCCGCTCACCTTCAGCGGGCCTCAATCCCTTCGCCGTGCGTGGCTCACCGTCGAGTGCCTGTCGACGAGCCGCGGCGAGGCCGACGCCATTGCCGAAACCGTTGTCGTCGAGATCGATGGCCGCGCCGTGGTCGAGCGGCCCGAAGTCGAGAGCACGCGCATCATCGACGTCAGGAACGACAGCAGCCGCACCAACGGCGCCCTAGCGACAACCTTCCGAACCGCCATCGACGTGATGGTCTGGCACTACCCAAGCAACTGAGGAGAATGAGCATGGCAGGTAACAGCCAGGCAATGACCGGTCTCGGTATCAAGATCGAGATGAAGAGCACGCCCACCGGAACCACGTACACCGAGATCGGCGAGCCGTTCGAGATCACGCCGCCCGAGCAGATGGACGACGAAATCGAAGTCACCCACTTCCAGTCGGTCGACGGCGTCAAGGAGTTCATCGGCGGCCTTACCGATCCCGGCGAGTGCACCTTCAACATCAACTACGTCCCCGGCGGACCCACGGAAGAACTGATCCTCGACGCCAAGGCCACTCGCCGCCCACGCGGCTTCCGCTTCACGTGGCCCAACGGCGCGACCTGGGAATTCGATCTGCTGATTCGCGGCTATCAGCCGACCGCGCCTCTCAATGACCGCCTGACTTGCCAGGTCACCGGTCGCGTCAGCGGCTCGATCGTCCGCGCCGCGCCGCCTGCCGGGGGCGCCTAATCATGGCCGCTACCATCAAAGGCGAGGTCGGCTTCAAGGCGGCTGAGCAGAATTGGACGCTCGTCTTCGACTTCAATGCGCTCTGCACGATCGAGGAGGATCTGGAAATCGACGTTGCGGACGTGGGCGACCGTCTCGGCAGTCCGACGATGATCCGGTCTATCTTCCGCATCGGCCTCGCGGCTCACCATGGCGCCATGAGCGATCTGGAAGCAGGTCGCCTGATTCATGATCTGGGTGTGAACGAAGCCGCCCAGCTGATCGCCCGTGCGTTCAAGGCCGCGTTCCCTGAGGCCAAAGACGATAGCGAGCAGGCGGGAAACGCGAAGCCGAAGAACCGTGGGACTGGGCGAAAGCCTTGACAATCTGGATCGAGCTGGACCTCGGTTCTCACGAAACCTTTTTCCGCTCGACCCCTCGCCTCCTGTCCTTGCTTGTCGAGGGCAAGCGACGCGCTGCTGACGCAGACCACCATAACCGCGCTTGGTTGGCGTGGACGACGGCGGCACTGGGCCGTGCGAAGAAAATGCCACCGCTCAAGGATCTTGTCGGCACCAAGGCTAAGGCCAAGAAACCGACGGTCATGTCCGCCGACCAGATGTTGACCATGGCGCGCATGTGGTCGGCCGTCGCCGGACCTCCAACTGAAAAGGATAGCCATGAATAACGTCGTTGTCGGCGCGCTTCGCGGCGTCCTGACGCTGGATACCGGTGATTGGACCCCAGCAGTCAGGGGTGCCAGGGGCGATCTTTCTTCGCTGCGCACCGCGTTCGAACAGATCGGGCGCGTCCTCGACGACGTCTCGGAGAAGGCGCGCAACTGGGGCGTCGGACTTACCGCTGGCGTCACCGTTCCGCTCGGCGCGCTTGCGGCGACGTCGAACAAGACGGCCAGCGGCTTCGAGGCCTCCATGAAGCGCGTCGAGGCCGCCTTGCGCGGTGTCACCGGCAAGGAGCTGAAGCAGCTTTCTGACCAGGCCCGCGAACTTGGCCCGCGCGTGGGCAAAGGGGCGACCGAAGCTGCTGACGGTATCGAGGCGCTCGGTCTTGCCGGTGTATCGACGTCCAACATTCTCGGCGGCGCGCTGAAGTCATCGCTGGATCTCGCAGCAGCTGGCGCTGCCCCGGTGGCGGAGGCAGCAGCGCTCGTCACCGACGTCATGGGTCAGTTCAAGGTGCAGGCGTCTGGCCTGCCCACCGTCGTCAACGACGTGGTCGGATCGCTCGATGCATCGAAGTTCGGCTTCATCGATTTCCAGCAGGCCATTGCGCAGGGCGGCGGCGTGGCCGCGTCGGCTGGCATCAACTTCCGCGACTTCGCCACTGCGATCGCGGCCACAAGCACGCAGTTCTCCAGCGGCTCGGACGCGGGTACGTCGTTCAAGACATATATCCAGTCTCTCGTACCCGTCTCGAAAGAGGCCGAATATGCGATGAAGACGCTCGGTATCGAGTTCTTCGACATGCAGACCGGCCGCATGAAGCCACTCGCCGAACAGGCTGAGGTTCTGCGGAAAGCCTTCGATGGCCTATCCGACCAGTCGAAGACCGACGCCTTGAAGACCATCTTCGGCTCTGACGCCGCACGTACCGCCATCGGCCTGATGGAACAGGGCGCCGAGGGCATCGCTGACCTGCAGAAGGAAATCTCCGAGGGCGATGTCGGCGCGAAGATCGACAAGCGGCTGGAGGGTGAGGCCGCCGCGACCAAGCGCATGGCCGATGCATTCGAAAGCCTGAAGATTTCCATCGGCGAGGCGGGTCTTACCGCCATCATGACCAGCGTGAAGAACGCGATCGCGGGCTTCCTCGAATCCCTGTCCAAGGCGAACCCCGCTTTACTGAAGGTCGGCGTCGTAATTGGCGCTGTCGCGGCAGCGCTGGGCCCGCTTGCCATTGCGTTCGGCGCCCTCGCGTCTTTCATCTTCGCGAAGCTGGCGCGCGGTTTCGGCGCCCTTGGCTGGGCTATCAGCGCCGTGATCGAACCGATCGGCACGCTGGGCGCGGCGCTCGTCCGTTTGCTGGCTGGAGCTGGGATCAGGCAGGGTCTTGGCATTCTCGCCCGCTCCTTCCTCGGGCTGACCGGCCCGATCGGCTGGGCTGTCACTGCCGTCATCACGTTTGCGGATTCGATCATCCCAGCGCTGCAGCAGGTGTGGCAGATGGCCACCCAGACGCTCGGACCGCCGTTGACTGCGCTTTTCGACAAGGTGGGAGAGGTTGTTTCGAAGATCGCATCCGGTCCGATCGGCGCGGGCTTTGGCAAGCTGATCGAGATATTCGGCACCGTGCTGGACGTCGCAGGCACTTTCGTCGCCGGTATCGTCGAGCTTCTCGGCGCCGGTCTCGTGAACGCGCTGGAGATCGCGATCCGCGCTATCACAGGTGTCGTCGACGTGGTCAGTTCGGTCGTCGACGTAGTCAGCGCGCTGCTACAGGGCGATTTCGCTGGCGCCTGGGAAGCCGCGGGCGCAGTCGTCGATGCTATCTGTCAGACCATCGTCGATGTCGTCGGCATGATGTACCCCTCTATCGCAGAGCCGGTCCAAGCGATTTACACGGCGGTAAAAGCGGTGTTGGTCGACGGCTTCAGCGATATCGCGACCGCATTCACCGCCATTGTCGCTTCCGCAGTGGCGTGGGTCGCCACCGCGTTCCCCGGTGTGACCGCTGCGGCCAAATCCGTCTATGAAGGCGTGAAGGGCTGGCTTGTCGATAAGTTCGGCGGCCTGATGACGTGGATCGGCAACGCCGCGAAGTGGATCGGCGATAAGTATGGGGCCCTTAAGGATCGCCTTGGGCTTGGTGGCGCGAAGGCAGACAGCGCACCCGCCCCGCCGGAAGCTCCGAAGACGCCCGCAGCGCCACCCGCGTCAGGCGGCAGCCGGATCGTGGATTTCACTCCGCCGAAGAACAGCCGGGCCAAGCGCACGCCCAAGGGGCGCGACACCACATATGATGCAGGCAATCGGGACCAGCTTCGCATCGAAGCCGAATGGGATGCAGCCCGCGCCCGCGGCGACAAGGAGGCCGAACAGCGCATTCAGGATCAGCTAGCTCTTTCCAAGCAGGTGGAGGCCTACCAGCGCACCGGCCTGACGCTCGATCAGGCTCGCGTTGCCGCGCAGCGGGACATGAACGAAATCCATGCCGCCCGCGCGCAGGCCGCAGCGCGCGAAATTGCTGACGAGCAGGCGGCAAACGCCATCGATGTCGCCCGTCTCAACAATGATCGCGCTCTTGAAGAAAGCCTTGAACGTCAGGCCGAACTGAAGCGCCGGATCGCGTTCTATTACGAGCAGACCAAGAACCTTGCCGAAGCCACCGCTCTTGCCGAGGCCGATCAGGCGCAGATCGACGATGCACGGGCTAGCGCCCGGCAGCGCTGGTTTGCCGATGATGCCCAGGACCGGGAATTGCGGCTGGCGCAGCAGCGCGGGGATAGCGAGGAGCATATCCGCCAGCTGCAACGCGAGGTCGATATCCGCGAGCGGATCCGAGACCTTCAGGACCAAGGCATGTCGGGCCCAGATGCCGCCGCGAAGGCGGTTGCCGAAGTGAGCGACCAAGAAAAAGCCCGTATCACCGGCGTCTGGCGCTCCACCATCCAGGATGGAATGCGAGCAGCGCTCGACGGGAACATTGGCGACTGGATGAAGAACTGGTGGAAAGATCGGATCGCGAAAGGGATGGAAGAGGCCATCAACAGCCTCGCCGATCTGATCTCCAAGCTGTTCTCTCGCGCAGGATCCTCAAGCGGTGGGGGCGGCGGCCTTTTCGGGTCCATCGGCGGCGCGCTCGGCAGCATCTTCGGCGGTAGCAAGGTGAGCCTTGGAACCAATGCGGCGGCGAGCGCGGCCGGAGCGGGTGTGAACTGGAACGACCTGCCCGGATTCGCCACCGGCGGTTCCTTCAAGGTCGGTGGCATGTCCGGCATCGACAACAACCTGATCGCGTTCCGCGCGACGCGCGGGGAAATGGTCGACATTCGCAAGCCCGGAGCGGACGGCGGCGCGCGGCGCGGCGGTACCGTGCAGAACTTCTACGGGCCGGGCGCTGATGTGTTTTGGGGCCAAGTCGACAATCGAGCGGCCGGGGTTGCCGCGCCGATGGCCGCCGCTTCCGGCGCTCACGCGCGCGCAGCGGCTGGTGGCGACATCGTGCGGCAGGGCCGCCGCCGCATCCCGGGGAGATAGCGATTGCCCGTCATCAGCCTGCCGGACACGGCAGTTCCCAATTCGGCCATCCCGTATCTCCGGGACTTCGGCGGCGTTCTGACCCCGTTCCTCGGAGGGCCGGAGCAACGGATCAATCGACCCGGCTCCCGTTTCGGCCTCCGCGTCATCCTGCCGTCCAAGCGCACCAAAGACGAGGCCATGGTGATCCAGTCGCGCCTGTTGCGCGCGCGCGAGGATCGCCTGCTCATGGCGTGGCCGCAGCCCGATTTCGACACCGGCAATCCCGGCGCGCCGAAACTGGCGGCCGCCGTCGCCAGCGGCACCGTCATCCCGCTGTCCGGCCTCACGGCTGGGTACCCGATCAAGGAAGGCCAGTACGCCTCCATCATCCATGCCGGTCGGCGGTACCTGCACATGTTCACCGCCGACGCCGTCGCAACAGCCGGGGGTGCGGTGACCACGTCGATGTGGCCGATGATTCGCACGCCCCTCTCCGCCGGTGACGTCGTGGAGATCGCACGCCCGATGATCGAAGGCCTTGTGAACCCGGGAGAGGAACTGAGCTGGCAACTCGCCCTTCAGCGCGTCGCCGACTTCAGCTTCACCATAGCCGAGGCAGCCTGACCATGGATCCGACCCTCAAGAATGCCCTGGCTCAGTCGTCGGTGTGGATGTTCGGCGCCGTGCGCATCGAACTCCCCGACTATGATCTGCGCCTGCTCGACGGCGCCGCGACGGTTGTGGTCGTGGGCGAGAGCTATTCCGGCATGGACCCCACCTTCGGCTCCATCGCTGCGATTTCCGAGCTGACGGAGGAAATGGGTGACAGTGCCCCCGAAATCACCGTCACGCTCAATCCCCCGGACCTGAGCGCCGCCGCCGCGCTCGCGCATCCGGAGATGCAGGGCAGCGTGATTCGGCTCGTTGCCGGTGCGCTCGACCCGATCACCGGCCTGTCGATCGGCCAGCCCGAGACGCTGTTCCTGGGTGAAATCGACGTCCCGAAGATCGATGTCGATGCCTCCGGCCTTAGGACGCTCGAATACACTGCCGTCAGCGTCTTCGAGCGCCTGTTCGAAGTCGAGGAAGGTCAGCGCGCCTCGAACGGCTGGCATCAATCCATCTGGCCGGGAGAGCGCGGCTTCGAGTTCATGACTGGCACCAACGTCAATCTCTACTGGGGCGTGAAGCCTCCGAAGAACAGCAACGCTTCGAAGGGTGTGTCCGTCATCACCGGCCGCCAGGTGGCCGCATGACCCCGCTCGAGATCCGTCACGCTGCAATCGAGGCGACGATGGCCAAGTTCCGCGACCAGCCCTTCCAATGGGGACAGGTCGATTGCGCACGCGTCGCGGCCTTCCACCTGAAGCAGCTCGGCTACAAGATCGCGATCAGCAAGGCGGGCCGGTACCGCACCGCGCTTGGCGCCGCGAAGGCGCTGGGCCGCTTGGGCTATGCCAGCCTTTCCGAGATGGCTGATGGTCTCGGCCTCATCCCGATCACGCCCGCCCGCATGCTTCTCGGCGACATCGCAGAGGTAGAGGGAGACAGCCCCGTCGGAACGATCGCCCTCTACGCCGGTAACGGCAACGTCTTCGCCTTCCATCAGGATCACGACGGTCTGGTCACCGCGTCGCCCAACGCGTCCTCGATTCTGCGCGCCTGGAGCGTTCTCTAAATGTCGAAGATGCTCCGAACCGCGGGAATAGTTGTCGCCGCCGTCGCGCTGGTGGCGATGACTGCTGGTACGGCAGCCCCCGCTATCGCTGGAAGCGCTACAGCAGCCGCCAGCGCTGGCGGGGTCGCGGGTGTATCCGCTGCGACACTTACCGCGGTTGGCGCCTATGGTGGACTTGCGGCATCGGTCCTCACGGCCGCCGCCGCCGCAACTGCACCGGGCGTATCCTCGCAAGGCAGCGCGACCGACTTCACCACGAACCCGCAGAGCGGCCTGCCCTATGCCATGGGCCGCACCCGGATGTCGGGCCTGCGCTTCTTCGCCGCGACCAACACCCGGCCGGGCTACACCAAGTTCAATGACCTGCTCTGGTTCGGCGCGCTGCTCAGCATCGGCGGCCAGATCGAGGGAATCGAGAAATTCACCGCCGACGGCGAGGTGGTGACCTTCGACGCCAGCGGCAACGCGGTCGGCAACTTCCACGACTACATGGCCCAGAAGGTCCACCTCGGCGGGCCGATGTCCACCGCGCTGAACCTCTCGCTCGGCGGCGGTACCGCCCCCGGCTGGACCTCGGCGCACCGGCTATCCGGCATCACCCATGCCATGTGGTGCCTGCGCTACAACAAGCAGGGCGAGATGTACGGCGCCGGCGCGCCTGAGCCCGCCTGGATCGGCAAGTGGGTCAAGGTCTACGACCCACGACTCGACAGCACTTATCCCGGCGGCTCAGGCTCCTGCCGTGCCCTGGACGAAAGCACCTATGTCTGGTCGGATAACCCCGGCCTGCACGCGCTCACCTGGGCGCTGGGCCGCTGGCAGAACGGCAACCGTACCTGCGGCATCGGCGCGCCGGTCGAGACCATCCGCATGGCGGAGTTCGTCGAATGTGCCAACGTCTGCGACGCCAACGGCTGGAAGGTCGGCGGCGTCGAGTGGACCACGGACAGCAAGTGGGACACCCTGAAGCGCATCCTTCAAGCTGGCGGTGCACGCCCGACGCAGACGGCCGCGATGATCGGGTGCCTAGTAAACACGCCCCGCACTGCCATTGCGACGATCGAGAGCCGGCATCTTCACGACGGGCTGTCGCTCGCCGCGACGAAAAGTCGCCGGGAGCGGTTCAACACGGTTCTGCCGCGTTATGTGGACGAAAACAGCGACTGGTCGGTGATCACCGGTACCGCGATCACCGTTCCCGAGTATGTCACGGCCGATAAGGGCAAGCGCAGCAAAGAAATCGACTTCCCGCTGGTGCAGGTGTTCGCCGGCCAGCAGGCAAAGCAGCCGGGCCAGCTCGCGGCCTACGAGATCGTCAACAGCCGCGAGGCCGGACCTTGGACGTTCACGACCGGGCCGGAGTGGATCGGCCTGAAGACCGGCGACGTCGTCTATCTGAATGTGCCGGAAGAGGGCCTGGTCAATCAGCCGGTGATGATCACCCGCCGCGCGATCGATCCTGCCACCGGTAAGGTGTCCTTCGCGGTCGAGACTGAGACCTATTCGAAGCATGCCTATGCGCTGGGCCAGTCGACCACGCCACCGGCGGCCGTCACGCTTTCTGCTCCCGATCTGAAGCCGCCAGCACCTGTCGCCACCGGCTGGACCGTCGCGGGCACAACTTCGGGTGAGGGTTTCCCCGCGCTGCTCATCGCGGGCGAGAGCGAGATGCCGTCCGCAGATGCGGTCGTAATCGATTATCGCCTTCATCAGGGGAACGAAACAGCAACAGAGGGCTGGACAAATTCCGCCATCCTGTCGGCGGCAGACACCGTCCGGCACGTCATCTCCCCGCTGCAGAGCGAAACCCGGTACGACGTTCGCATCAGCTACCGGGTCGAGGCGATCGACGGCGCCACGACTATCTTTGAACAGGTGCTAACGGGCGTCGGCAAGATCACGACGATCGAGAACCAACTCGATGATCTCGCCCAGGCCGGCAAGGTAACGGCTCACCTGAGCGTGCCGGCAGTCACTCTCTACGGTTACGCCAACGGCTCCATCGCTGACTATTCGCGCGCGACCGGCCAGTTCAAGATCCTGCTCGGCACCACCGATATCAGCTCGAACTTCACGTTCGAGATTACTAGCAATCCGGCAAATCTCACGGCTTCGCTCGAGGGCAACACGTACGCCGTCACGGCCGGCCTCAATGTCGATAGCGCAGCTCTGACCATCCGAGCCAGCGGCAATGGCTCTTATGCGGGCATGACCTTCGAGCAGGTGTTCACCGTTTCGCGTGTCGTCGCTGGCTACCAGATCGTGGACGCGCTCCCGACCACCGGCAACTTCGAGGGCCGGATCGTCTACAACGAGACTGACGGCAAGCTCTACACCTATACCAGCGGAGCCTGGAAAACCGGTGTGGACGCGGCTGACATCGCCGGTGAGATCGTAGCGGACCAGTTCGCACCGAACATCGAACCCGTTGGCCTCGTGACCGCTGTTCCTGCTGCCAAAAGCACGAGCGTCATCTTCAACCAGACGGACGGCAAGACCTACCGCTGGAATGGGACCTCTTACGTTGCCACCGTCGCCACCAGCGACCTTACGGGTAAAATCGATGCCACCCAGTTCGCATCCGGCATCGAGCCTGTAACCGTCGTCACGACCTTGCCGACCACGCCGCTCACCTCGGTAGTCTCCTACAACGGCAAGATCTATCGGTGGAACGGCTCGGCCTATGTCGCGACTGTAGCGACCACCGACCTGACCGGCAGCATTGTCGCGGCGCAGTTCGCCTCCGGGATCGAACCGGTAACGCTGGTGTCGGGCGCCCTGCCGACCACGCGTATCACCAACGTTATCACCTATGGCGGCAAGCTCTACCGGTGGAACGGCGCGGCCTATGTGGCGAACACCGCAGCCACCGACATTACCGGCGCGCTCACCTCCGATCAGATCGCGTCGCTTGACGTGGCCAAGCTCGCTGGCCAGATCATCGGCACCCAGATCACCGATGGTGCGATCTCGACAGCCAAACTGGCGGCCGGGTCCGTCACCGCCGCGCAGGTCGCCGCCGGGTCTATTCTTGCCTCCAAGCTGGCCATCATCGGCGACAACCTATGGCCCGATCCGCAGTGCCAAGACATCAGCTGGTGGAAGGGGCCGACCCAAGGGCCGCTCGCCGAAACCGGGCGAGTATTGCCGACCAACACCAGCAACAACCAAACTTCGGGGTGGCAGTGCGTATCTACCGGACTTGAGGCCTTTGCCGCCCGGGTCGGCGGCTCGAAGGGCATGTGGCAGCTCTACTCGGGACAGAGCGGCTTCCCCGGCTACGTGGGCGACGCGCTCACCCAAATCGTTGCCCCGTCCATGTACTGCAAACCGGCTACGGCTATGGAGTTTGCCTTCGGGTGCACGAACGGTTCAAACCGCCTCCTCCGAGCATTTGCGCAGTTCTTCCGCGCGGATGGCACCGTGTCATCAATGTCTACCGTCGCAACGTTCAGCGCCGGGGACATGACTACGATAATTGCCCGCGTTCAATTCACGACGCCTGCGGACGCCGTAGGCCTTCGTATTTTCTGGGAGACGCCTGCCGCTGCTGGTGTGCCTTTCTCGGGCTTCATCAACATCGGCAACATCAGCCTGCGTGAAGCCGCGTCCGGGACCATGCTGGTCGACGGCGCGATCACCGCCGCGAAGATCGCCGCGCAGACCATTACCGCAGCGCAGATCGCATCGGATACCATCACAGCTGGGCAGATCGCGGCCGGAGCCATCAGCACCTCCGAGCTTGCCGCAGGCGCGGTCACTGCGACGAAGATGTCGATCGGCGACACGGGCAACCTGCTCATCAACGGTAACGTCGCCTCGGGCAATCTCGATGGATGGACCCGGGTCTACCAAGGCACCGGAGCCTACGGATCGAGTATCACCGTCGATGGTGGCACGAACTGGCCCTCCAACTTCGGCATCCGGCTTTACCGTGGTCCAGGGGAAACCGGAGAACTCTCCCTGGTGAACGGTGTCACATCCTTTGACGACACCAACATGCGCGACGGCATCGACATCGCTGCTGGCGAGAGCATCTACTTCGAAGCCACGGTATGGACCACGAACACCACGACCTCGGCCGCTGTGGTGGAGATGCTCGTCCGGTCCAACGCTACTTCCCTGTATGGTTCGCAGCCAGCTACCGCTTTGTCGAATTGCACCGGCGGTTCGACACTTCAGGCCAAGCCCGGTCAGGGCACGGTGCGGATCTCCGGATACTTCACCAACAATACGGGCCAAGCGGGCAAGGCGTACTTCCGCCTCGTCCACACTGGTTTCGGGCGGCAAGCAGCGGCCGAAAATACCAACATCTACTTCTGGAATTGCAAGGCAAGTCGCCGCAACGCGGGTAAGCTGATCGTCGATGGGGCGATCACGGCAAACCACATCGCATCGCAGACGATCACGGCCGCGCAGATTGCGGCCGACACGATCACCGCCGCCCAGATCGCGGCGGGTGCTGTCAGCGCCTCCGAAATCGCGGCCGGGGCCGTAACTACATCGAAGCTCGCCGTCATCCCGGAGAGCATCATCCCCGACCCATACTTCAGGGATATGGCGTGGTGGAGCGGCGGACGCCTCGATGCGGGTGGCTGGTACACCGAGGACAACAACGGGGCGTCGAACAACTCCGCGTTCAATATGGGCGTCCCGCGCATCCTGGCGCTGGCAGCGCAGAACAACACCCGCAAACATTGCTGGTCCGCCTGGACACCGTTCTCTGGTCAGGGCCAGGTAGTCCGCCTTCGCGCCATGGGCACGAACCCAACAAATGATCACATGTATGTGCTCGTCAGGTTCTACAACGGCGCGGGCATCAGCGTGGGTGACCTGAGCCTTATGTGGGCTGCTGGCTCCGGTGTCAGCATCCTGCGTACCGGCCAGATGACCGTGCCGACTGGGACCGTCGCCTACGAGGTCATCATCTTCAACGAAGGCACTGTCGCGGGCAACGGCTGGATGTTGGTGTCCGGCGTCAAGATGGACATCGCTGCTTCCGCCGAGATGCTTGTCGATGGCTCGATCACGGCGGGCAAGATCGCAGCCCAGACGATTACGGCCGCGCAGATCGCCACGGACACCATCACCTCGGGGCAGATCGCGGCTGGCGCCGTAAGTGCTTCCGAGATCGCCGCTGGCGCAGTCACGGCCGCGAAGATGACCGTCGCCGAATATGAGAACCTGTTCCTCAATGGCGATCTCGCCTCCGGCAACCTCGACGGCTGGTCGCGCAACTACAACGGCGTCGACGGCATGATCATCCAGTGTGACGACGGTGGCGTCGGTACTGGCTGGCCGTCTCGATACGCGCTCCACATGCTACGCAACGGCAGGACCGGCTCCAACGAACTCAGCATCACGAACGGCCTGGGCACCTGGGACAATAACGACAAGCGCTATGGCATCCCGATAAGTCCGGGTGACGAGTTCGCGTTCGAAACTACTTGCTGGTGCTCCAACGGTGCCTCCGTCCAGTTCGATATGATCATGCTGGACACCAGCGGCCAGTTGCAATGGATGGCCTGCGAAGCCGTGCAGAACACCTACTTGAACAGCACCACGAACCTCGGCGCGGTGCCCGGTGAAGGCTATGTTGTCCTGAAGGGAACCTTCCGGAACGTCAGCGGCAGGCAGGGCCGGGCGAACGTAAGGTTTATGGGTCCCGTTGCTGCTACGCCCAATGCGCACTGCTACTTCTGGAACAGCAAGATGCGCCGCCGCAATGCGGCTGAGCTGATCGTCGATGGCAACATCACCGCCAATAAGCTTGCCGCCAGTGCAGTGACGGCGGACAAGATCAGCGCGGGCGCAGTCACCACCGGCAAGCTCGCTGCTGGTGCCGTAACCGCCGTTGCCATCAGCGCCGGTACGATCACCGCCAGCAAGTTCGTCACCGACCAAGGCGTCGATCTAGCCTCGATCGTGCCCGGTTCGCTCAACTGGCGCGCGGCTGCGACGGTCAACGTAACCTACGGTCCCTCGAGCAACATCGATAGCGGTGTGATCGGGGGGACCAGCTCCGGCGTGTGTGCGGCAACGAGTCGCGTCACCTTCAACGGCAACGCCACGAGAGCAAACGTTGCCGCTGGCTACGGCACGTCGACGTGGACCGTTACTCTCCAGTTCTACTACTCGCTGAATGGCGGCCCGTGGACCTACACCGGCGTACAGGGAACCAACAACGGGACGGCTCCGACGATCACCACCTGGTTCGTCGATGGGGTGTCGGTCGGGTCCCAGCTCCCGGTCTGGCAGTGCGTGGGCGGCGGCACCATCGCTTTCTGCATGCGCGTCCTCGGCACCGGCTCTGGCGGCGCCGGTCACACAGCCCAGATCGTCAACCCGAACTTCGTCGCCGAAGTCGTCAACTGGAAGTGAAATGTTCGCCTACATCCTTCACAGCGTGGACTGCGCGGAACAGGTCCAGTTCCTCGAAATGACAAGCGGCTATCTGCCGCCGCCTCCCGAAGGTTACCTCTGGACCGAATGCCCCACCCCCGCGACATCCTACCGGATCTCTGTCGCTGACGGCCAATACCATGCGATTGAGTATGTTGAGGATCCAGCCGTTCAACTGGCGACCGCCAAGCGCACCAAGTTGGACGAGGTGAATAGCTATCGAAGCTGCCGGGCCTCTGTTGCGTCCACCTCATTCGGTCTGGTGGAGGCCGATGAAACAAGTCGGACGAACTTCAATGGGGCGGTCAGCATGGCGCGACTGTCCCAGGAGGCAGGTAGGCCTTTCTCCATAACGTGGCGGATGTTCGACAACTCCGAGCAGGTCCTCGACGCCGAACAAATCATAGCTCTCGGCCTCGAGGTCGCTGGCTACGTGAACGCCTGTTACGAGCGAAGCTTTGCCCTGAAAAACACGATTGAAGCCGTCCTTTCACTCGAGGACCTGGCGGCCGTCGACATCACGGCAGGCTGGCCCGGTTCCCCGACCACAGGCGGTGATGAAGCGGCAAAAAAGGGAAACTGACGAATGTACATCATTCAAGACATCCTGGGGGCAACCCCCATGTTCCACAAGATTGGCGCACTCACGGTTGACGGCCCCAGCGTCTCGGTCGCGATTGAGACCATCTCTTCGGAGCCGCAGCCTGTGCCGGGGGGCAAGCCAAGCACTTTCTTTGGCGCGAGGAGCTTTGCTCTGCCCGATGGCACGATTGCCGAGGAGAACGTCTCGCAGCGCGTCGTCAGCGAGTGGATGGTCTCGGCCGCCGGTCCGTTCCCCGGCGCGGAGCTCTCCAGCGATTCCGACTTCATCTACGTCTCGAAGCGCGCGCTGCTCTTGGCCAAGGTTCGCAACCGGCGCGACCAGGTGCGCGACGGCGGGTGCCTCGTCGAGATCCAGGGCGAGACCCGCCGAGTGGAAACCGATGCCACGAGCCGCGTGAACATCTCCGGCTCCGTGGTCATGGCGATGCTGGCACTTCAGGGCAACGAGGACTTCGCCACCGATTGGCGCATGGCGGACAACTCCATCGTCGCCCTCGATGCTGCCGACATGATCCAGCTCGGCAAGACCGTCGGCACCTTCGTGGAGGCGGGCCAACGCCGGAAGAATGAGCTGGATGCGCTCATCGCCACCATCGCGCAGGGCACAACCGAGGAAGAGATCGTCGACATCGAGGCTCAGATCCTCGCCGGTTGGCCCGAGTAACCACCGCGTAGCGGCAGCCCGGACAGGCCGCCAACCACAACCTCAGCAGATTCAATCCCAACCGAAAACCGCGCGGGTCGCCGCTGCGGGCGAAGGCTGCTGTCACCGTTCCCTCCCGCAATCAGCGAGACCGCCATGACCGATCCCCGCAAAGACACTTTCGATGCCGTTCGCGCCATCAGCCCACCCGGCCTGTTCAACGATCCCGGCAATATCCTTGCCCTCAATAATCTCCTCGACGCATTTGGAGCACAGCGCATGCCCGCGACCGACATCCCCGACGACTATTGGCCGATGCTCTCCAAGATCGAGAGCGGCGACCGGCCTTACGTCAAGGCTGCCAGCTCCAGCGGATCTGGCCTCTATCAGTTCCTGAAAGCGACGTGGATCGGCGAAGGCGGCAAGTGGGGCTCCGACATGCGCCTCGCGTTCGGCGGGCTCAGGCCGACCGCCGAGGAGCAGCTCGCACGCGTGAAAACCTTCACCGAAAAGAACGCGGTTTCGCTGCGCGGTAAGAAAATCGCGATCAACAAGGCCTCGCTCTACGCGGCCCACTTCTTCGGCGCGGGCACCGCTGCAAAAGTCATCGCCGCCGACGTCGACGCCCGCGCCGACGAGATCGCGGGCGAGGCCGCAACCAAGGCAAATCCTTCGATCCTGAAGGGCAAGACCGTGGGCCAGTTCCTGACCTGGCTGCACGGCAAAACCGGCGAATGGGCTCGCTGAACCAAACGGGGGCTTATGGAAAACTTCTCCCTGTCCGACTGGCTCACGTCGGTTGGATACTTCCTGCTCGCCGCTTTCGGCGGCCTGCTGGGATACGTCATGCGGGAGCACGACAAGGGCAACGAGCTGAACGGCCCGCGCGCCGCTACTGAAGCGGTGGCGTCCGGGTTCGTTGGCTTCCTCGTCATGCTCCTTTGCCGCGCGATGGCGCTCGACCCGCTGTGGTCGGGCGTGATCGTCGGCGTGTTCGGCTGGCTCGGCGCGAATGTGTCGATCCGGCTCCTGGAGCGGCTCGTCTACGAGAAGCTCGGAATCAAGCTGCGCGCCAACACGGACAAGCGCGTCGCTGCGGCCAAGGGCCGGGAGAACGCATCGCAAGGAGATCAGCCGTGAAGCTACTCAGTCTGCTCGCGCCCTACCGATCGCAGATCTTCGCCATGGTGGGCGTGCTCGCCGTGTCGGGGATCGGGGCCAGCATCATCGGCTGGATGCAGATCCAGCGCCAGAATGACCAGATCGCCAACAAGGACGGGAAGATCGACGAGCTGGTCGCCACGAACAAAGGGTGGGCGGCTCACGCCGCCGAGCAGGACCGCCTGCGCGCCCTCGAACACAAGAACGTGCTGCTGCTGGAGGACAAGCTCGCGCTGATCGAGCAGCAGAACGCCGCCGCCGCCGTACAACTGAAGGATCTGGAGGCCAGCAATGCCGAGGTTAAGGAATATCTGTCTCGCCCTATCCCTGCTGACCTGCGCCGCTTGCTCGAAAAGAAGTGACGTAGCCTCCGCCCCGCCCCCGCCCGCCTATGAGGGCATCCCGGCCGGGCTGATGGCGCGCTGCACCGTCAAGGACATCCCGCTCGAGACCACGGCGGACATCGTCACGAGCCGGGGCATCTACAAGGAGGGGTTCGAGAAGTGCGCCGCGAAGGTGGACGCGATCCGGGCACATGACGCTGAGGCTCGCGCCGCTGCAGGAAACCTGCCGGAGAAAAGATGACCCGCCTCGACTATTTCGAGATGTAGGGAACAAGCAGGCTCTGCCGGGAGCTACAAGCCCACCTTGGGCGATAGCGACCCACGTCTCTAAGCCGAGGCGCGCCTGAATCAGCGTGATTGATCGCCACGTCGGCATCAGTCTGTGTCGGTCGGACACTTCATGCTGCAACTAAGCCTCGCGGCCGAATGCCTCTCTGCGTGGTCCATTTTTTTGGTGTAGTAGCTGCGGACCGGGCTCGACACCGGCTACCAAGCAGCCTTCACTCCGCCTGGTCCGATCGCTTTCGCGATCCTCAAGCATGGGACACGTCCATCCGTGCAGCCGCAGCCAAGTCGAAGGTAACACGCGCGGGGTCGGGAACAACCGCCCTTGCAGGATGTTAACCCCGCACTGTCACAGGGACAGTGTCCTGTGCTGAATCACCCGAGACGCACCGGACTGGAGGCCGCCCGTGTCGCAAGGGGCGGCCTCTTTTCGTTTGGAACTAGAGGACCGTCACACCGACAAGGATCAGGCAGCAGCCAATCACTGCCATCACAACCCGGACGCGGTAGCTGAAAAGACTGTCGCCGAGAATACCAGTAGCCGCGAGTGCGACGCCCCCAATGACAGACGCGAAAATCGCGTGAGGTTGGCTGCCCTCCATGCTGCGGCTCCTGTTTTTGCCCACTAACGGTTTTGGTCACTGCAATCTGACGCGGGAACAACCGCCCTTGCGACATGTTAATCCCGAGGTTCGGCGGAGTACCACCCCCGGTTCCACCGAGTTAGAGGCCGTCCCTTTTGCGGGGGACGGCCTCTTTTCGTTTCAGCCCGCGAAACCACGGAAGGGGACGGTCTCTCCTTTGCCCCAGGGTGCTCGGACGCGAAACCCCTCCCAGCAGACCAGTTCATGATCGCCGTCATGCCCCTTGGGCTTCAGGCAGAGCGATAGCCGGTCTTCGCTCGGCGCGCCGCAATGGCCCGAGTTCAGCAGGAAGCCCTCGCGCGGGTAGATGTGGACCGCAGCGCTCACAGGGCGAGCCAATCCAGTTCGGCGTCGTCGAGCGCCTCCCAGTCGTCCCCGCTCGCCATGCGGCGCTGTAGCCACTTCCTCGCGGCCTCGACGTCTCCGGCGCGCGGGAACGTCCGGTCACCAGCCGCTGCATCAGCGAGGCCGCCGATGAAGCCGCCCCGGCCCTGCTGGGCCACAAGCCACGTGCCAAACGGTATGACGGCGGCTGCGCTGACTTCCCGAATATCCATATGAAACCGTCCCGAATCGTCCCATGACGTCCGGACTTGTTCCACATTTGTTCCGCTTTGGAAAGGCGCATAGGAGGACACCCGCCAGTGGGTGCTGGCGGGTCGTTGTTGGAAGGACGTGGTTACGCGGCTTCGAGCTTTCGTCGCTGCGCCAATAGTACGCGAGCGGCTTCTGCGAGAAAGCCCGAGCGATTGGTGGCAACTCGATCGATGGCGGAAACAAGCCCCTCATCAAGTGTGATGTTGAGGCGAACGCTTTTGCCAGGGGCCTCGCCGCGCACCAAAACGCGAGCAACCTCTTCGACTTCGGGGTCATGCTCCAAATCAAGGATGTCGCTCGGATGTGCGAGTTCATCGCCATATTCCGAAGACACCAGTAGGTGGCCGGTTAAAGCGTCTTCTGCGTTTAGGACCGCCTCGTTGACGGTGGTGCCGGCGGTCGTAAGGCCGGGGAGATCGGGGAAGAACACGCTAAATCCGTCCCCAGCCCGCTCAACAATGGCGGGATAAACAACGGTAGCCATTTTCAATTTCCTGTGTGGTCAATCATCATCTGATATACACACATATACACACCCTAGATTTTTTGTCAATGTTTGTTTGAAATTTGCTTCAATACCTTCTTGAAAAATATCTTCGAACGCCAAGCCTAAAAACAAAGAAAGTGAAGCTGCTACCGCAGCTTCACCCCAGATTGCTTCTCGATGCTTTTGAGTGTTCCGACGCCCAATTCATTCTTGGGGTGTGGCACCGTTACAGTTCCGGGCCTTTCGGCATGTCTGAACTGTTGATGGCTACCTTTCTGTCGTACTTCAAACCAACCGGCATCTTCGAGCATTTTTATGACTTCTCTACTTCGCAACACAATCTCCTGCTGTTTAAGGTGTGTATCGAATACACACAAACGAACAGATTGTCAAGGATTATGTGTATGAGTGTGCATAGAAAAGAGATCGGAGATGCCGCTTCCGTCGGCTTTGTTCGTAGACCATCAGTAGATCGGGATGCCGTGATCGATGTCACGGCATCCCATCCCGCAAAACGATTCAATTCCGCCGCCGCGTGCTCAGAATGTCGTCGGCTGGGCACATGCCCTTCATGAGCATGTCTGCCCACTCCTGGGACAGCTCGCGGCGGCGTTCCATGTGCCCGGCGCGGTCATAGGCGGCCTTCACCTTGTTCTCCGGCACGTGCGCAAGCATCAACTCGATGACGTCCGAATCGTCGGGCCGCAGCCGTTTCTTGGCAAGATCGTTCATCGTGGTGGAGAAGGTCGCGCGCCAGCCGTGCGGGACGTGCCGACCGTGATAGCCGACACGATTGTAGAGGTAGCTCATCGCGTTGCCGCTGAGCGGGCGCCCGCTGCTCCGGTGCCCAGGAAACACCAGCCGCCCCCGGCCGGTGAGCCGCCGCACGGCGCGCAGCACGTCGACAGCTTGCCAGGACAACGGCACGAGGTGCTCGAAGACCTCTTCGTCCTTCTGATCGACCTTCAGCTTCATCCTGTGCGCCGGGACCCGCCATAGCGGCTGGAACGGCCCGAACTGGCGGTCGCTCCAGTCGATGCCCTCGAACTCGCTCCATTCGGCGGCGCAGACCATTCCCGGCCGGGCCTGTGTGAGCGCGAGAAGCCGCGAAGCGAGCTTGGTGATAGGCGACGCCGCGCTCGCCTCCGCCTCCTTCAGCAGCTTGCGACCTTCCGTCGGGTTGGCCAGCGCCGGCTGCCGCCCCGCCTTGGGCATAGGCTTCAGGGCCTTGAGCACGACCGCCGCGGGATCGACCGTCGCGATGCCCTCCCCGATCGCATAGACAAACACGGCCGACACGCGCTGACGCAGCCGCCGCGCCGTTTCGATCGCTCCGCGGTCCTCGACCGCGCGCAGAACCCGCAGGATGGTGGGAGAATCGATCTCCGCCAGCGGAAGGGTGCCGAAGAAGGGGAAGATGTCGCGTTCGAGCGACAGCAGGACATCGGCCTGATGAACCGGTGTCCAGCGATCTTTGTACTGTTCGTGCCAGGTGCGGGCGATCGTCTCGAAGCTCAGCGCCTGTGCTGCCTCGAAGCGCGCCCTCCTGGTCTCCTCCTGCTTGCGCTTCCGCGCGCCGGACGGATCTTCCCCGTTGCGGATGCGCTGCCGGGCCTCATCGCGTTTCGCGCGCGCCTCGCTCAGCTTGACCTCGGGATAGGGCCCGAAGGTGAGAAGCTTCTCCTGCCCATGGAGGCGGAACTTGAAGCGCCAGGACTTCAAGCCCGTCTTCGCGACATAGAGATAGAGACCGTTCGCGTCCGACAGCTTATACGGCTTGTCGCGCGGCTCGGCGTTTTTCACTTCCTTGTCTGTCAGCAT